GGTTTATACTCACTTTGAGAATCGTATTGAGGCTCAAACAAGTAGGTCAATCATGGTTAAAGGTACAAGAAAACGCACTGAGTTACCATTATTACCGGCAATCCCTAAAGATATCGTGGAAACCATTCACTCTAAATTATTTGAAACACTTAGAGATAAGTTTTCGGTAATGGATTCATTAGGTAACTGTTGGATTGATGAGGAGTTGAAAAAGATTCCTTTACCTACCAATATGAGAAGTATGAACTTTTCAACTAAACCGATAATCAGAGGTCAAAGAGTTCCTTTGGATAACCCCGAAGCAAAAGTTATTAGACCTTTTGTTCATTGGATGGATAAACGTGGTTCTGAAGACTTAGATTTAAGTGTTACCTTTGTTGGTGATAAAGTATCTGAAGTACTTTCTTTCAGTAACTTGAGAGTTGGTCAATCTTGTCACTCGGGTGATGTTAGACATAAACAAGGACCATGTGCTGAATATATCGATATCGATATGGTGGATGCTATTAATCGCGGGTTTAAATATGTTGTTATTGATGTGAGAAACTTCAATGGTGGTAGTTTGAGTTCGGTTGAAACATCTTTTGGTATCATGGAAAGAGAACACCCCGAATCAAATAAAACGTGGTTACCTGAGACAATTTCAAATTGTCAATCTTTGGAATCGGAATCATCTAATACGTTAATAGCGATTATTGATTTGGAAACTAAAGAGTACATTATGTTGGATATTGATTCAGAAGGATTTGTAACCGCAAGAGGTGATATGAAAAATACACTTAAAACGATTCAACAATACTCTGAGTTACCAAAAGTAAGTGTGTATGACCTTATCCTTCTACATGTAGAAGGAAGAGGAAAACAAGTTACTCTTGATGAGAATATTGATACATTCTTCAAATATGAAGATTTCTGTTTCTCATATGAAACAACTGGAAAATTAATGGGTGTGTAAAATCATCCATTAATTCAAAAATAATTTTGAAATTACAAACATATTCACTTATCTTTGTAATGTTCTTTGAAAATATAATGTGGCTATGTGAGTCTCCGAGAGGATAACCATTACCTAATACAATAAACCGGGAGTGGTTCTGTTTTAGGTCTTAGAGTTGGTGAAAGTATTGGTGCAAATGTCTTACTTCTAACATACAAAAATCAGATACAACGTTAGACACACAATTCTCCACATAAACTTATTGACGGCTATGTACAGGGTTACTTCTACAAAACAATGGATGTTATCATACTCATACTCTTTCCGTCTAAAAATATTAAGTGGCTATCTATTAACTTACTTCTAAAATTTATCTGTAAAATAAAAATTAGTTGTAGTCTTCCCACTTTAAAAAAATTAATGGCTATATGTTTGGTTACTTCTATCTTCATCTTTAATGAAACCAATCACCAACATAATCCCCATTTAACTTAGTTCTTTGATAAAAATATTACTGGCTATGAGATGAATTGTCTTATTCGTAAGAGAATCATTAGAGTTACTTCTTAAATTAAAAATAAAAACAAAAACTCACTCGTTCAATTTCCAGTTTTTTAACCCGAGGGGGTAGCTCAGTTGGTAGAGCAGGAGTCTGTACTTACTCGATAAATTTCTGAGTATTCGGCTACTGTCAGAGTTACTTCTACTATTTGGAACTCCGTGCCGCGTGGTTCGAATCCCGCCCCTCTCGCAAATTGTTTCTCGTGAAACAACTATAAATAAATAATTAACAACAATTTAAAACAACAATTATGGCAACAAAAGTAAAAACAACAGACGAAAAAGTAAAAGAACTATTTGATTTAGTTCAATCAAAAAAATTAGCAATTGAAAAAGCGGAGAGACCTTGTTGGAAAACAAGTGGTAACTTTGGATATTCAGCAAATTCTGCACATGACAGAACAACTATCGCTACGGTGACTGATGTTCGTAAGATTGTAGAAATGTATGCTTTTATCATGGACAGAAAAGATAAATCAGAATCGGCAGCTAAAGATTTGGGTGTTGAATACAACTTTACTTGGTTAGGATTTTCGGTTGATGAGTGGAAAGAAGATTTCCAAACTCGAGTAAATCAAATATCCTTTCAAGAAAAACGCAAAGAACTTGCTGAATTAGAATCTCGTTTGAACGCAATTATCTCACCAGAGTTAAAGGCACAAATGGAACTTGAAGCAATCGCCGAACTTTTAGATAAAAACTAAAAGTTTATTTTCTTAGTTTAGTAAAACTAAGTGGTGGAATCAGACCTCTAAACCGGTCAAGCCCCGGAGGGGTTGGTGAAAATCAACCCTTCCTTTTTTTGAAAATTTATATATATTTAATAATATGAGAATAGTTTTAATATCGGACACACATTCATTACATGAACAAATGCCACACAATTTACCTAAAGGTGATATTTTAATTCACGCTGGTGATTGTACAAATGTAGGTAGAGAAAAAGAAGTTGGTGATTTTATTAGTTGGTATCAAAATTTAGAATTTGACACCAAGATTTTTATTGCTGGTAATCATGACATATCTTTTGAAAATAAACCAAATTGGTTGAACACATATCTTTATGAAGAAAATTTACAACAATCTAATGTTACCTATCTAAGAGATGATTCTATAACTATAGATTTTCCTGAATTTTCGAGACCAATTAAAATTTATGGTAGTCCATGGCAACCAGAGTTTTATAGTTGGGCTTTTAATTTACCAAGAGACGGTGAAGAACTTAAAAAGAAATGGGAACAGATTCCTGATGATACCGATATACTTATCACTCACGGTCCCGCATTTGGTATATTGGATTATGTGATGGATAAATATGGTCAAAGAAATGTTGGATGTCAACTATTAAAAGAACGTGTTGATGTGTTAAATCCATTAATGCATGTTTTTGGACATATTCATTATTCATATGGAACAGAAAAAATTAACGATACATTATTTGTAAACGCATCAATATGTACAGAACAATATAACCCCATTAATGAACCAATTGTGGTTGATTTAACGGAGGTTGATGGTAAATTTGTGGTAACGGTCGTTCAAGAATAAAATAGTTGTTTAAATCAACAATAAACACTATCTTTGTAATGTTCTTTAAAATATGGGGATGAATGGAATTGATTGGCGTTTATGGGGTAAATGGGCACGTAGTCGGATGTCATCTACGACTTTAATCAACGGTGGTAAAACTCAAACGGCAACGTTTACAACAACATGGAGGTAGCAGGTTTACTTGCAACTTCTAAAGTAGCAGCCTAATAACTGTCACTTAACGGGTCGATGGACATATAACCTTGGAACAGAAGTCCCTACGGTGTGGTACCTATCAAAAAAGGTACAAATGGTTTCGTTCAGGGTGCTACCATAATTGAAGTGAACCCGACACAGTTTCTGATAACGATGTCAAAATAGGAATCAGATATTTGTCAGTTGTGAATAATTGAATAAACGTGTAGTCCATCTATTTTATGGCGAACAAGACCCGGGTTCAAATCCCGGCATCTCCACCCGTTAACTTTTTTGAGTTTTCGGCATATTTATTAATATGTCGAACTCAATTAAGTTAAAAAAATTTCACTTTATTTATAAAACAACCAATTTACTTAATAACAAGTTTTATATTGGTATGCACTCCACTAGTAATCTAAAAGATGGGTACATAGGTAGTGGGACACATTTAAGACGTTCAATTAGAAAATATGGTATTGATAATTTTAAACTTGAAATTTTAGAATGGTGTAACACAAGAGATGAATTAATAGAAAGAGAAAAAGAAATCATCACCGAAAATCATATTAACAATCCTAATTGTTATAATATGAAGAATGGAGGTTTAGGTGGAGGTAAATTTTACAGCAAAGAACATCAGTTTAAATGTTCCCAAGCTGCAGGTTTAAAACATTCCGAAAGAATGAAAAATGATGAATCATATCGTTTAAATCACTCGAAAAAAATATCTGAAGCGAACAAAAGGAGAATTGCTAGAGGTGAAACTTCTTTTTATTGCGATTGGACAGGTAAAAAACACAAGGAAGAAACTATTCAAAAAATGAAAGAAAGTAAGAGAGGTCATGGTATTGGAAAACAAAATTCACAATATGGGTTAAAATGGATTACAGACGGTAACACCAATCAAAAAATAAAAAAAGACGAACCATTACCTGAAAACTGGAAATATGGTCGTATTAATAATTAAACAAGAAACCCACCAATTGGTGGGTTTTTTATTTTTATTTTACTACTGTTTGACTTGGGTCGGATAATTTTTGAATATATAAATCAACTAATCTTGAAATCATTTCAGGTTTTTCGTCTGACTTAAACTTAACTTTAATTTTAGCCATTCCCGAACCATCTGTATTTTTACCAGAGTCAACTTCAATTCCTTTAATATTGGATTCGTATCCCCTTTTCTTAAAGATACCAAGAAGTGATTTTTTTAGTTCCGATACTTTAGAACCACCAATTATCAATCTTGCTTCAAATTCAATATCCAATTCATCTAATCCAATTGACGAATGGTCAGCTAAGATATAAATTGGGACATCCATTGTATTTTCCCCAATTACAAATCTTTGTAATTTAGGATTTCCGTTTCCATCGAAATAATTACGGAGTGAATTGATGTGTTGTCTTTCACTTATATTCTGAGCCACCATCGCGGCTTCAAGTAAACCTCCAACAAGTTCTTCTATGTTTAATCTATTCATTTTGTGTGTTATTATTTTACACAATATAACAAAAATAAACGAGAAAAAAAAGTGTTAATATTACTTATTGTTTGGGTCAGCTGTCAAAGGAATCAAAGATGGTTCTAACATTTGTGTTAGATAATCAGATAACTTTAACATACCTTCAGTAGGTGGTAACTGTTCAGCGTGTACTTTTACATTGTATTTAGCTGAGTTATCAGTACTTCTTGTGTTCTCTTTGTGAGTAGCAACACTACCAGCCATTGTAGCTGAGTATTTCATACCCCAAAATCCACCTGATGCTGTAGCACTGAAACTTCCACTCGTATCTGATGAATCTTTATTTACTTCAGAAGTTTTAATCTCCATTGTAAATTCAATATCAGCAGATGTGATTGCTAATGCTGGAAGCGGTACTAATGGTAACATAGGTACTTTAGAGTATAAAGTTTGAACTGATTGTTCACCTGTAGCTCCATCAGTCATTACTCTGTTCATTTCCACATCCAAAGAACGAGCAACTGTTTTACCGTTTTCGTCTTTTGTGAATGCTACTTCGTTGATGTATTTCCATGTTACATCGTTTAATTTTGCTTGACCTTTAGCCATACCGACAATAGGAGATACAATTAAGTCTTCTATTGGTAAACCGGTAAATTGTGATGAAATGTCTGATGCCATAATTTTTTTGTTTTTTGTTTTTTGTAGTTTATTTGTTTATTATTCCAATAAATATCTGCAAATCACTTAAACTTTACCATCCCCTTATATTCTTTTTTAATTTTTTCAATTTCGGACACAGCATCCTTAAACGATTCTTTAATTTCATCGTTAACCGTAAAATTAAAGATGGTTTGACAATGTGGACACGCCGATATTGGGTGTTTAATAATAAACTCTAAAGATAACCCCAAAGGATTTTGACAAGATGGACAGGGTAGAGACATATTTTAAATATAAATAAAAAAAATGACAAACTGAACCTATATAAACGAACAAAGAGGTCGTTAAGACCCCTTTGCCGAGATGTTGGATACCTCCTTTCATTTTTTTAGATTGATTATCGTTTACCGGTGACCAAACCAATAAACTCTACATATAAATATCACGAAAAAGTAATTAAGAGTATAAACGAGCAATTAATTTTAACGCTCCAAGTGATGCAATACCACCGAATAAATCGGAACCCCCTGAACCTTTTTCAGGTGTACCTTCATCCCCTTGCATGTAATTACCTGCAATATAGTCACTTGTTTTTGGGTCGTCAGCCACCTTTTTTCTAAATTCTGCGTCTGATGACATTTTTTCTTCAAATGTTGTCAATGAAGGTATATTAAAATAAGCTAATAAATTATTTGCACCAATGAATTTTCTAAACGCATTTTTTCTATCTTGTCTAGCCATAACATTTAACCACCATGATTGAATTCCTTTTTCAGGTAGAACACCTTTTTTTGCAAAATATTTTGTCAATCTTTGTCCTTGAAAATAATCTTTTAATCCTGTTCTAAAAGCACCACCGGCAATAACTTCTTTACCACCCGCTTTTAATCCACTAATTGCACTATTTTTTGTTATTTGATTTAGACCATTCTTTAAACTAGCACCCCAACCTGAATTAATTCTACCAATATTCTCAACTGTTTTTTCAACCGCTGGTGTGTTTATGTACTTTGATAAACTTTTAAATTTAGTTGCAACTTGTGGATTTTTCGCCACATACTCAGCTAATTTAGTACCACCTTCTCTCATTGCAATTACCCCTTCTCTACTACCTTTAAAAAGTTTAATAATTGGTTTAGCAATAAAATCACCAACAGTAGGTACTAAT